ATTATTCATTTATACAGTCAGGAACGTGTTAGCCAAACTCGCGGAGTGCCATGGATGGTCAGCGCAATGAGCCGATTACAAATGCTCGGCGGTTACGAAGAAAGCGAGCTTGTGGCAAGCAGAGTCGCTGCGTCTAAAATGGGATTCTTTGTCAAGGAGTCTGCAAGTGAAGGCTACACAGGAGAACAAGACACAGACTACAACCTGTTGATGGAAGCGGAGCCGGGATCAATTGAAGAATTGCCGATGGGAATGAAATTTCAAGAGTGGTCGCCGCAGCACCCGACGACAGCTTACAAGGATTTTGTAAAGTCGTGCCTTCGCGGAATAGCAGCTGGACTGAATGTTAGTTACAACATGCTGGCCAATGACCTTGAGGGTGTAAATTACAGTTCAATACGAGCCGGTTTGTTCGACGAGCGTGAGCATTACAAGTCGATACAGACATGGTTTATAGAGTCCTTTGTTGAACCGATATTTGAAGCGTGGCTTGAATCTGCATTACTCGCAAACGTGTTTCCGTTTGGAGTCGGGCGGTTTGAAAAGATGAACGCACCGCAATGGAAGCCGCGCCGCTGGCCTTGGGTCGATCCGTTGAAAGATCAACAGGCTTCGATCCTTGCAGTCGAGAACGGACTCGATTCGCGCAGAAACATTATTGCTCAAACGGGCGGTGATATTGAAGACGTTTTCGACTCGATTGCAGCTGATAAGATCCTTGCAGAGTCTAAAGGGCTGAAATTCGGTGAGAAAAATAATTCAACTGAACAGGTTGAAACAGAATCAGAAGAAGAAACAATGCCGGCAAATGAGTGAGTTGCATAAACGAACTTTAGAATTTCAGACAAGGGCTGTAGATGAGGAAAAGCGCACAGTTGAGCTTGCCTTTTCTTCTGAAAATCCTGTCGAGCGTTCCTTTGGGTATGAGGTTCTCGACCATTCCGAGGGTGCAGTAGATTTACAAAGACTTAACGGCGGCGCCGCTCTGCTTGTTAATCACAACACAGACGATCAGGTTGGTGTGGTTGATAACGCAAGGGTTGATGACGACAGAGTTGGCCGAGCCACGGTTCGCTTCGGTAATTCCGAACGGGCTCAAGAAATTTTCCGTGATGTTCAGGATGGCATTCGCCGATTGGTTTCGGTGGGCTACCACATCCTCGACACGGTTCGCAGCGAAGTGAAGGACGGTTTGGATACTGTTACCGCTACACGCTGGATGCCTGTCGAGATTTCGCTCGTTGCGGTTCCGGCGGATGCTACTGGCTCAGGGGTTGGCCGTAGTGTCGAAGAAAACCCCAAGTCAAAAGAATCTGTCGAGGAGACTCGTCAAGAACCGGAGACAAAAAAAATGGATACTGAAAATATTACTGAAGCGCCGAAGGTTCAGGTTGTGAATGAAAACGAAGTTCGCAGCGCAGAATCAAAACGGGCCAAAGAGATTGCCAAGCTGGGCGATCAATACAACTGCATGGACGACGCATTAAATGCGATCCAAGAGGGACGGAGTGCTGGCGAATTTTCCCGCTACATTCTTGATAATAAACTGAACGAAAAGCCGCTTGAAGTTCCGACTGATGACGGTGAGATCGGGATGAATGACAACGAGGTTCGTGATTTCTCGATCACTCGTGCTGTTGATACTTTCTGCAACAAGGGCCGCTTTGAAGGTCTAGAGGCTGAAGTGTCCGAGGCTGCAAAGCAACGCTACGGCAGAAATGTAGACGGGCTTTGTGTTCCGACTGATGTCCTGAAGCGTGACTTGAATGTAGGCACGGCTGTAGACGGAGGCAACACGGTTGCCACTAACATACTGGCCGGTTCTTTCATTGATCTGCTTCGCAATAATTCAGTCATTGCACAAACAGGTGCTACCTACCTAAACGGCTTGAGCGGTGACGTTGCGATTCCTCGTCAGAGCGCAGCTGCTACAGCTTCTTGGCTTGGTGAGGTTGCCGCAGTTTCGGAAACCTCTGCCCAAATTGATCAGGTAACAATGTCCCCTAAAGGACTGAGTGCTATGACAACTTACAGCAAGCAGTTGCTTGCCCAAAGTTCGATTGATATTGAGCAGTTTGTTCGCAATGACCTTGCAACGGTTCTCGCTGTTGCACAGGACTTGGCAGCAGTTGACGGAACAGGTAGTTCAGATCAGCCGAAAGGTATCATGAATGAAACCGGAGTCGGCACGATTACGGTAAACGCCAACAACTACATCAACGCTGTCAACCTTGAGAGCGAAGTTGCAGTCGATAATGCGTTAACTGGATCCCTTGCATACGTCACGAATGCAAAATACATCGGGAAACTAAAGCAGTCTGAAGTTGCATCAAACACAGGCCGCTTCGTTTACGAAAACGGACAGGTGAACGGTTATCCTTGCTATATGTCAAACCAGATGCCGGCCACCTATGCAACAAACACGAAGTCTGCCATTATCTTTGGTAACTTTAGTGACTTGCTGATTGGTAACTGGAACGGATTGGACATCGTTGTTGATCCATTTACAGAGGCTGCCAAGCGTCAGGTGCGTTTGGTTACTTCGTTGTGGACTGACATTGCTGTTCGCCATGCCGAGTCGTTCTCATTTAGTAAATTAGTGGTTCACTGATATAATTTGGTGTTACATGTTTCAAAGGGGCGACTGGCGATGGTGCTGGAAGCCCCTTTTTCTCATTTAGGGCAAGATGGCGGTCTTAAAAATCACGGATGGATACATTACTCATGCCACGGCTGGAACTAATACGCCCCTTGGCGCTCTCAAGAATGTTAAGACAAACCTTTTACTCGTTGTTGGTAAAACTGAAGATGCTGACAATAGTGACACTGTTTACCTTCGCAAGACAGGCGGCACGGTTCAGATTCCTGTCAGTTCTGGAAGTGTGTTTAGCGTGGCAAGCCCGACTGTTGGCGAACAGTTTAACCTTGGACAATGGGAAATCAAAAACACAGACGCTAACGATGGCTGCGGTTATGTCTCGATTGCGTTTGCAATATTAAACACGGCATTTGGAACAATGATTATTGCAGACTTTGATGCGATTCTGGCCGAATGGTCCACGACATTTACTTTCGGTGGATCGAGCTTTAACGGTTATCTCGGTGAGGTATCC